GATTGAGCGATCGCAAGCTCCGCATCGTGGATCTGGTTCAGCTGCCCGATGGCACGCAGCCGCGCGTCCTCGATCTTCGCCTGGCCGTCGAGTTCGGTCAGCTGGCCTTTCTGCACGGCGAGCGAAGTTTCGTCCTCGACGCGGCGCAGCTGCTCGGTGACTTCGCCGGCCTGGACCACGAGCTGGTTGAAATCCGCCTGCGCGAGTTCCTGCGCTTTGAGCGTCGCGATCTTCGCGAGGCCGGCGGCATCGCCGGTGTCGGTGAGATTCTTCACCAGCATTTTGTTTTGGAAGTCGAACGCCGCCTCCGCCGCTTTGTGCAGATCGCCGGTGAGGGTGAGGGTCTTGCGGTCGATGTCCTCGAGCGCGGCCTGGTCCTTCTGCCAGATGTCGGCCTTCGCGAGCGAGTCCATTGCGGCGCGCGCCGCGACGCCGTGATCGGCCATCCGGTCGAGCGCCTTGCCCAGCTCGCCGGTGGTGTTGCGGTACTTCTCGGCGGCGAGATCCGACTGGCCGTATTTGATCACAACCTCCTGCAGTTTCTCGGTGGTCTCGGTGATCAGCTTGGCATCGACCTTGGTCTGCAGCGCCGCCGCGCTCGCATGGATCGCCGCGATGAACTTGCCCGCGTCCGCGCCCGCCTCGATGACCGTCTCGTGAAGTTTCCCGAATTGCAATTCATAGTCGATCATCGCCGCTTTGCCCAAGCCGAAGGTCTGCGCCTCGACGGCGAGGGCCTTTGAGTACTCATCGAGCTTCACCGTTGCGGCGTCGTGTTTTTCCGCTTCCGCCAGGTTCGGTCCTTCCGGTTTTTCGATCTCGGCCTGCGGCGGCTTCGGCAGGGGCTCGGCCCAGAGTGCGGCGATCGCGTCGTGAGTGGCCTTGCCGTTCGCAAGATTGTCGGCGTTGCTCTGCTTCCAGATCGCGGCGGCCTCGGCAAAATTGCCATGTGCCGCCGCGACCGCGGCCGCCGCCACCGCGCCGATCGAGGCGCCGACGTCGTTCAACTCGCCGGCGACCTCGAGGACGATCGTGGCGACCACCTTGAAGGCCTGGCCGATCAGCCCGGCGATGACGCTCAGGGCACCCGCGCCGCGCCCCGAATCGTTGAAGGCGTCGATGAGGCTCGACATGGCCGGCAGCAGCTTCGCGGTCAGCTGCGCGCCCAGGCCGTCGATCAGCGTCGACTTCATGACGTTCAATTTCTGTTCGAATTTCTCGGCGGCCTCGGCCGTCTCCGCCGTGGTGAAGCCGGCGGCCTTGGCGGCGGCGGCGTATTCGGCCAGGCCTTTCGCGCCGCCGTTCAGCACCGGAATCATCTGCTGGCCCTGCCGGCCCATGAGGGCGACGGCGAATGCCACCTTGTTCGGGCCGTCCGCCATCGCGGCGAATTTGTCCGCGAGCTCCGGCATCAGCGCGCCGGCGTCCTTCAGTTTCCCCGACGCATCGGTGACGGCGATCCCGAGCGCCTGGAAGGCGACGCCAGCCTTGCTGTGAATGTTGCCCGCGGCCTCGGAGATATTGACGTTCAGTTTTTTCAGGACCTGGCCGAGATCCTCCTGGGAGAGTCCGGAGGCGGCGGCGGCAAGGCGCAGCGACCCCAAGGACTCGACGCCGATGCCGGTCATTTGTGAGAGCTTCTCGAGCGACGCCGCGCTCTCGATGGCCTCGGAGGAGAATTCGATCAGCTTGTCGACGGTGAAGGCGGCGGCGAGCTTCGCGCCGATGTCGGCAAACTGTTCCTTGATCGACCCCAGGGCGCTCTCGCCCTCCTTCGCAAATTTTTCTAACTTTGCGGTGGACTCCTCGAGCTTCTTGACGTACTGGCTGTTGTCAGCCTGCATCTTCACGACAAGGGTGGCGAGATCCGTCATGACCGGCGCCTCGAGTCGGCGCGCGCCATCGCGTCGAGCTGCGCCACGAAGCGCGCCGCCGCGGCCTGGTCGCGCTGCTCTTTCAGCTCAAACATGAAACTTTCCATTGGCAGCGGCTTCGCGTCTTGGCGATAGTGCGGCTTCAATAGCTCGCTCACGATCATGGCCGCGTGCATGTTGTCGCGCAGTGCGCCCCACGGTTCCTCATTCCAGTACCGCTGCCAGCGCACGAGCTCGCGATACGGCAGCGCGCCGACGCCGGCGAGCGACAGCCCGAGAAGCGCCCCGAGTCGATGCTCGAATAGCTCATCGGGCGTCAGCCGTTTTTTTCGGCGTCGTCCGCTTTCGTGAGCCGGAAGGCCTCGGCGCTCACCTTGTCCGCGACGATCTGCGGCTGCGCCAGGACCTCGGCCTCGCTCGCGAACTTCGGGTCTACGCAGCACTTCCACGTCACGAAGGCCTCGAGCCGCGCCTTGTCGTCCTCCATGATGCGCCGCGCCTCGGCCATCGTGCGCCCGTCCATTTCCTGCACGACGTAGGACTCGCCGCGGACCGTGATCGTGTTCTGCAGGAGGCCGCTCACGACCGCACGATCGGGCCGGTGATCTTGCCGATGAACTTGATGACGTTCTGTTTCGAGACGCTCGGGTTGAACTCCCAATCGAGCATCGCGAGCGAGAGCTTGAACGACTTGGCGGGCGAGGCGCCGTCGACCTGGACCTCGAAGTTGCGCGTCACCTTGCCATCGACGTCGGCCATCAAGCCCTCTTGAAGCGTCTCGGACATCGAGTAGTTGGCGCCGAACGTGACCTCCTTGCCGTCGGAGAGTCCGCCGATATATTCCTTGCTGCCGTTCGAGCAGAAGGTGGTGACATCGACGAGATCGTTTTTGACCCCGATGCCCGCCATCGAGTCGATCTCGCAGTAACGGGTAAAGACTTCCGGCGAGGCACCATTGCCCACTGCCAAAAAGACTTTGCCGACAAACGCTGTAGTAGACATGCTAATCCTCCACGTACCAAAGGTGATAGAGCTGAGTGACCCGAATGATCCCGGGCTCGGGATCGACCAACGGAAATTCGTTCTCGAGGGTGCATTGATCGACGTAGACGGCGCCCATCATGCCGGTGAAATCGACGAGCAGCGCGCGCAGCGCATCCGCGACGCCCCAGGCCACGTCGCCGGTCATTGCAAAGGCGTCGACCTGCAGGGAGACTTCGACCAGTTTATCGGTGCCGCAAAAAAGCACCTGGCGCGCGGTGGTGATGCGCTGGATCATCGCCGCCGGAAGGTCGGAGGTCTGCGGGCGCAGCAGGCCATAGACGCGCGGGCCGACCAGCGCCGCGAGCGCCGGGGCGGCAAGGAGAAAGCTGCGTAGGCCCGCCTCAATGTTCATCGCGTGCGCGCCGCCTTGTCGACCGAGACCTCGAGCGAATGGCGCAGCGCCGCCTCGGCCCGGTCGCGCGCCTCGATGAGCGAGCGCCGCAGCCAGGGCTGCGCCGGCATCTTGCGGGTGCCAAACTCTAAAAACTGCACGGCGTAGTAAGCCGCCTTTCGCACCGACAGCAGGCCCGCCGCCACGTTTTTCTCGGCGTTGATCGTCGAGATCGTGCGCAGACTCCGCTTCGCGAAGCCCGGCGTGACGAGCGCGCCGATCGCGCCGTATTTGTCGTGCAGGAGTTTCGATGTTTTCAGCCGGTGCACCAGGCCTTTGTGTCCGTGGATGCCCTCCTGCGGGATGATCTCGCGCGCGCGCTTCAGGGCTTCGTTGATGCCGGACTTCACGCAGCGTTTGAGCGCCTTGCCGTCCTCGAGGCTCTGCAGCGCCGCGAGCTGGCGGGTGAGCTCGGCCACGCCGCTCAAGAATTGCGTATTGCGCCCGGTGGTGATCCCGCCCATCTCAGACCGCCGGCGGCTTCGGCTGCTCGTGGCCGTTGAGTTTCCCGATCGGTTTCGTTGCGGGCGGCGGCGGGTTCAAGGCCGCGTGCTGCTCGGCGACCTGGGCATTGATCGCGAGATCGACCGCGGCCGCAGCCATCTGCAGATTCGAGAGCGCCATCCGCACGGTCTGCAGCATGTGTGCATCGAGGGTGATGTTCGCTGTGGTGAGTTCGGCCATTCTTCCTCCTAGTGGGTGAGCGCCGCGACCGCGGCGGCGAGCGCGGTGAGCTGCGCCTGCTGCTCTTGGATTGCTTTGACCACGAAGGCGAGCAGCGCGCGATCGTGGTAGTTTTTGAACTGTGCGCCCTCCGGTTCGGGCGAGGCTTCAGGGATCACCGACGCGACCTCCTGGGCAACGAAGCCGAGTTCCTCGTAGTCGCTGGCGAAGGGTGCGCCCTCCTTCCAGCGGTAATAGGTCGGCGCGAGTTTGAGAATGGTCGGGATGGCGTCGGTGACGGCGCGCGTCTTGGTCTTGTAGCGCCCATCGGATGCGGAGGCGAGGACGCCGCCCGAGCCGAAGGAAGCCGAACCCGAGCCGAGCAGCGGAAACACCACCGCGCCGTCGCCGCGCACGTTCAGGAACAGCGACGAACCCGCTTGATTGTAGAAGGCTGCGCATTGGTCCCCGCTCGTCGTCCCGCTGAGCACCTGCAAGCCATAGGACGAGCCGGACGTGGAGGCGCCTTTCACGTAGGCGCTCGGACTGCCGCTGAGACCTAACACCGTCAACGCAATGCCACCGCTCGTCGGCGGATTGATGACGAGGCCGCCGGTCGTCGGCACGTAGAAGATTTGTTTGAACAGACCGCCGCCCGCAGCCGATAACCACAATTCGACCTGACCGCCCGAGAGCTGGAAAAGCGCGTTGCTGTTGGCGGCCGTGTCGTCGAAACCAAGGCTCGGACCCTTCCCGAAAGCGTTGGCGGTGGAGCCCGCCCGCGAAACATTAATGTCGCCGCCAACCTGTGACGCGCTGAGGCCGCTCGTGACTTGCAGGGCAGTTCCTTGGTTTGCATAGTAGATGCCGCTGATGGCGGTGTTGCCATTCACGGCCAGCGCATTTGTTCCGCTCGTCGGGGAGCCGATGGTAATGGCGCCCGACGGACTTCCGCTCAGGGTCGACGTCCCCGCCGCGCGCTGAAATTGCCAACTCGAATCGCCGTTGACGGCGAACAGCACGAAGCCACTCGGGCCGCCCGTGGCGCCCGACACTTCCAAGGCCATATCGTTCGCGTTGGTCCCGGCCGCGATATACAGCCCGTTCGATTGACTGGTGGTGTTCGGCCCGAGGATCTGCATGGCCGGGCCATACGCGGTCTGCGCGCGGCCCATCACGGTGAGGGTGATCCCGCTCGCCGTGGGCGCCGCCATCGTCCAGTTCCCGGTGGCACTGATCGTGCCGCGCGAGGCGCTGTTGGTGGCGACGCCGAGGGTGTTGGCGGATGGCAAGTACCAGCCGTTTGCCGGCAGCGTCGCGCTGTTGAAGGCGAGCAGATCCCCGTAGCGCACTTCGCTCGTGGCGACGGCCGGCGCGATGCCTAAGAGCGCGCGCATCGGTCTTAACCGTGCACGACACAGCGCAGCTGCCCGGCGGTCGGCGCCACGGCAAAGGCGAGGGTCAGGGTGTTGCCGGTCGCATGGGCGACGTCGGCCTCGACTTCCGAGTAGGGCGAGGCGGCAAGATACAGGCCCACCGTGACGTCCTGGGTGCCGAGGTTGTGGGTGACGGTGATCGAGGTCGAAGAGCCGTCGCCGACGGCGGTGGCGTACTTGCGCACGGCGACGGTGGTATCGAGGCTGATGCCGCCGGCGCCCACTGCAATGCCGCCGGCGGCGGCCGCAACCGCCGAGACCACGTTGCCGCTGATCGTGATGCCGTTGCCCTGCGTGACCGCGGTCGCGGCGTTCAACTGCGTGAACGTCACGGCGGTCGTGCCGACCGTGATCGCGTTCGCGACGTTGCAAAGCCACAGGCTGTTCGAGTTCGCCGTGCCGAGGTTCTCGACCGCGACGAAGCCGCCGCCAAACTCCGCCGTCTGGTCCATGTCGGCGTGGCGGGTGAGCACGAAGGGCACGCTGCCGGTCCCCAAGGTGCTCAGGTAGTACAGGCCATTGTTGGCGGTGGTGGCCTCGTTTTTGACCAGCACCACGTCATTGAGCGCGACCGCGTAGCCGTCGATCGTGAGCGCGCCGTTGCTGGTGGCGGTCACGGTCGCGCCGACGCCGGCGACGCCATTCGAGTAGGCGTTCGCCGGCAGCGCGGCGGCGGTGGCAACGCGCGCGGTCGGCTTCTGCGAGAGGCCTTGCGCGGTCGAGTCGACGTAGTTTTTATTGACCCCATCGGTGCCGCCGATCGGCGTGCCCACGTTCGTGATGCGCTGGCCGCCCATCGACACAGGCGCGACCGGCGCGGCGAAGGTGTCGAGGGTGTACGTGATGACGGTCGATTGCAGGTTCGAGATGGTCGCGGCCGCCTGCGTGCCGGTGTGGTTCGCGCGGGCGAGGTAGTAGCCCGGCGCCTGGCCGTTCAGGTTGTCGCTGTCGGTGCCCTTCCACTGCCAGGCCGCGGCGACGGAGTTCCAGAGATAGGGGCGATTCTGCGTGGTGTCGAAGTAGACCTGTCCCGGCACCGGCGTCGAGGGCGCGGCCGCGAGGTTCTGCAGGGCGGCGTTCAGCACCTGATTCTGTGAGAGATCGAGGTTGGTTAGAAATTTGCGTGACATGGGAGAAGTCCTCTAATTCAAGTAAGCCACGCCCGAGAACGGCGCAGAGAAGGTGACGGTCAGCCGGTTGCTGTCGATGTAGGCGACATCGCCCTCGACCTCGCGCTCGCTCGAATCGACGACCGTGACGGCCGGGAAGCGGCCCAAGTTGTGCACGATCGTCCACGCTGCCGCCGGGGTGTTCTGATCGAAGGTGAAGGTCTGCGCCGCCGCGCCGGTCGGTCCCGGCGGCCCTTGCGGTCCCGGTGGCGCGAATTGCTCGAATGTCTCCGATGGCGAGCCGCCGAGGCCGGCGTCGATCCCGGTGATGCCGCGGCGGAAGCCCGCGGCTGTGCGCTTGACGCAGGTCAGCTGCATTTCGACCCGCATGGCGATGTCGCGCACGATGCCGACGATCTCGTAGTACTCCCACACCTGCGGCGAGTAGCCGGGATTGGTGCAGTAGGCGAGGCGCATCGACTCGACCACCCCGGGGCGCCAGCGCATCCGGATCCGCGTGTTGAGGTTGTGGCCGAGCTCCTGGGCCTGCAGCTGCTCGATGGGTTTCCAATCGTCGATGGCGAAAAAGACGTTCGTCGCCCAGAGCTGATAGGTCGCGGTCGGCGTGCCGCTCGCATCGAGCGCCATGACCATCTGTTCGATGTTGCAGATGTGGCGCAGCTCGCCGGACTGGGTGGGGCGGATCTCACGGCGTTTCACGGCGGCGCCCGCGGGTTCGCGAGCAGCTGCCGCGCCCGCGCCTGGTTCGGTGCGCTCGAGGCGGGGTTGGCGAGGATGGCGTTCGCCCAGGCGACGTCCGAGGGGGTGGTCAGATTCGGCGGGATGCCATAGCGCGACGGCGGGCAGACCCCGACCGTGGCCGGATCCTGGGTGACGCCGACGATGGTGAGCGCGGTCGTCATGGGCGCCTCGAGCCGAAGTGCAGCGGCGCGTACCGCACCGCGATGGCCGGTGGGGCGCCCTCGCCTGCTCCGACCGCCGGCAGAGCCTCGACAAGCGTCGAGGATGCCGGCGGCGCCTCCGGAGAGGCTATGGGCGCGGCGCTCGCATTGGGGGGTGCAATGGCCTGGGTGCGGGCCTCGAGCGCCGCCAGGCGCTCGCGGATGGCGGCGGGCAGGTACGCGCGGACCTTGCCGCAGACGCCGCAGATCATGGGGGCGCCTGCTTGAGCAGCTCGTCGGCGTCGGCGATGGACGCCTGGACGAGATCCTCGCGGCTGTAGCCGTCGCGGCCGCCGACGATCCGCGCGGCCACGAACAGGGCAGCCAAGGCCAGGCGCACCGGCAGTTCCGCGTCGCTCATACGCCCATCCCGGTGCGGTACGGGTCGAGCAGCGCTTCGGCGGTCTTCTGGATCAGCTCCCAATTATCGACGTTGCGATCGAACAGCAGTTCCACATGGAGCAGGATGGCGGTCTGAATGTCGCGCCGCAGCGGACTCGACTGGTCGATCGAGTTGGGGTTCGGCGGCGAGGGGCTCGTGGTCGGATAGTCCCAGAGATAGTTTTGGTCGCCCGGTTCGACGAAGGCCGACTGCGCCGGCGGCGAGTCGACCGGATCCGGCAGCGGCGTCGCGATGGCGTCGGCCGGCGAGAGCGGCTGCAGCAGCTCGCCGAGCGAGCGCTGCGTGTAGTTCTCCGCCCAATCAATCGAGGCGCCGATGAGTAGCTCGATGCGCGCGTCGTGGATGGTGAGGCCCGCGTCGATCGAGAGCTGGTCCTTGGCCGCCTGCAGGCTGATGTAATCACTCATGATGGAGGGCTCCGATTGCGATGCAGCTTACTCGCTGTCCACTTCGACGGTGCCGCCGATGACCCAAATGGCGAGCCGCAAGAGGCGCACCCCGAGCCAGATCCGCAAGATGAACACCCGCGAGAGGCGCAGCTTCACCACGAGTTCCTGCCGCAAGTCCGGGGTGACGGCGATCGTCCTCACAGGCAGGCCTCGATGGCGCGGCGCGGAAAACAGGTGAGCGCCGAGCGCCGCGAGCAGTTCACGACCTCGATTTGTGCATTGGCTAAGTCCACGGCGAGCCGGTTCATGGCGGCGATCCAGACCGGATAGTGGCCGCCGCCTGAGCTGAGACCGGGCGGGTGGCGCGCGTGCCAATGCACCTGATGGCCGAAGTTCGCGAAGTCGAAGCCGAGCAGCAGGATGCGCCGCGCGCCCCACAGCGCCGCGAGGCCGAGCGCCTGATAGCCCGAATTGAACCCGGTGTGGATCCGGTGCGGCCCAGGTCCGTCGAGCGGCGCGAGGCCCGGCCGGTCCACGCCCTGAATCCAGCGCACCCCGAACTGATCGCGCGCCTGGACGTCGACCGTCCAGAGCTCGCCCGCGAAGGCGGCGGCGACCTCGGCGCGGTGGGCACGCCACCAGCCGAAGTCGCAGGCATACAGCACGTCGGCGAAGGGCGCGGCACGGAAGCTCGTGTTGACCGCTATCGCTTTGTCGGCGCGGGCGGCGTGACGACAGTCTTGCCCTGTGAGGCTGGGACCGCTGGCGCAGATGACGACGGTGGCCCCATGCCAGCGCCCGTGATCGTTTTTCCCGACGACGGCGCCGCCCCCATTGCGGCGGTGCGCTGCGGCTGTGGCACGGCGCCGGTCTGGCTCGCGCTCGTGGTCGCGCCCGCCTGCT